CATCCGGTTTCGGTGGCTGAGAACGCGGTTTGCGTTGATGCTGGTCTCTCTGTAAATACTTCACTGATATCAATCCAATCATTCACATTGGTATGTTCCTTAACATATACCGAAAAGTTGTAAAAATCGTGGAGTATATCACCATCCGACCACCCATCGTTGATAATGAGAGGCAATTCCATGAACGCGTAATAATCTAAATACATAGACTCGACATCATGATCTTTCATCTTTTCGACAAAGGTCATCGACAATTCGGGGCGATAAAGCCTCGTTACCGAATGCTCAGAAGGTCGATCCCTCCAAGGTTTGTCAACCTTATTGACCTCACAAAAAAGGTCGCCATTGCCATTCCGAGCATAGAATCGTGCTTTAAAAGTAGCAAACGGGTCGTCTCCAGGCGTTGTGTTAGGAGCTCGCCATGAGTCTCCCCGTTGATCTTCAGAAGCCACAAAGACTACTTCACCTCCTCTTACTTGGTATGTCCCTCTGGTTGGTACAAATGTATTGCTGCTCTGCAAAGATGATGAAACACACAAGCACATATCCCTCGGGTTACGACAATCAGGACAGATATCAATAGTATAAGCTGAATTGTTTTCCAACCATCGAATTTGCTCCACATCATGGGCATCGCTGATCTTACCAAGCCATTCGAGAAACCGAGACATGTTAGGAAGGGTCGTTACAAATTCATAAGCTCCTTGCATATCTCCTTTCCTAGTGGCAACACTAATGCCGAACGACCAATAATCAGGATAACCAACTGGATCGCCACATTTGTTACTATCAAGTGATATCCCATCGGCGGCTACGTAGGGTGCTCTCACGACAGGTTCTATGCGATACTTCAAACGTCTCATTGCTGCATATGAGGCTCTATAATACCGTGGTATATTGAGATCGTGAACATTGGTTGAAACCATACACAAATTTGCCAGCATTGGTGTTCTTCCTTTAGCTTCAAGAGCTGCTTGAGGGGGACACCAACCGATTCCATTGTTGATTCTCATAATATCTGCGATAGTTGGGTCCACACCCTGGATCTTTTGAGGGTTGTGAATGGCAGCATCATCGATGATAATGGTGTGCATACTTGATGTGAAATTGTCATAATACTCCGACTCAGCAGTAACGGTATACCTAAATGCTTGATCTGGGTTTCGTCCTCTTCTTCTAGCGTCGAAATCTGCAATAACGGTCATGACACTTGACTTGCCTATACCAGATTCTCCATATACAATGAGACCCAATGGGGCCTTACGAATAGCTTGGGCAGCTGTAACAGTGAGATAACGTTTTTCGATTGCTTGCAACTCAAATTGTATCCCATGAACTAGCTTCCCTTCTGGCGTCGCAACCTTCATATATTTGACTAGACCCTTGCTCTCTTCGATAGCTGAAGACAGCTCACTCAAGAAAGTATGAACATCTAGATTAACAGCTGCTGGATTGCAAAGAAACTCAGATTCCATTTTGAGCTTTTTCGCTCTGAGCATCCATTTACTGAGAACGTCTCCATCAATGAAGAAGTGTTCAATATCGCCAGTAAGCATGACTTGCCTGCCCTGCTTTAACATAAAAACGAGTAATCCAGCACAAGCATCCATGAAACTCAAGCAATTAACGAGCGTGGGTCTGACCTTCCTTCTTTCTAACTTGTCAAACAACTCGGAGTCGACCTCAATTCCTAGCTTGTGGTAAACACAATGCATTATTAGGTGATTGAAAAAGGTCTTGAGCCTACGACTAAGTTCTGAGTCTTTACAACGTGCATAATTGTCATAGAAATCTGAAATCGTGTTGACCCAGTGGCCATCGCTCTGGAGCGAAAAACTGCTCTTAAACATGCTATAGAACTTAACAAGAAGATCTTTGTAAAAGTAAACAGTTGCGCGACCCGTAACAGATCGAATAAAAACGCTAAGTGCGACACTCCCTTCTTCTAGAGACTTACATCGTCGTAGCTGGTACACTAAGGCACATACGTCTTCGGCAAACTTGACGAAGGGTTCGTATTCCTCGACAGTTGTCATGATGGTTTCGAAAGTTTTACCTGATTGCAAGGTGGGATTGTTTAGCTCAGTGCTGTCGACAGAAGAATTGGATTCATCGGAAATTCGTGGTGGAGTAAACTCCACTGACATATCCTCTGTGAGCTCCATAAGAAAACAAATCGGGTTCTCCATCCTATAGTAACTAAATGTTTTCAAAGGGTCAACAATGTTCCAATTCCAAATTAGAGTGACTCTCTGCAAAGGGTGGTGTGATTGAATCTTCGAAAAAACCTGTTGTAACGTACGCGCTTTGAACACATACACAACTGGAGTGTCGAGACCGTCGTGTCTGTCAACAATCTCAATTGACCTTAATGGTTGACAGTGGCGCACTCTTAGGGTGTAAATTGGTAGCCTGACTCTAGAGTTATGTAACTCTATTGTATTACTACCTTCGTTATTTGGGGCGGGATTGCCCTGAACCGAGCGCGAAAGATTGAAGTTATTAAACATGATAATATTGTGACTCTGATTCTTGGAAGACGTATTATTCAGCCAGTCAGGCTATAGTGTGTTCTAATGTTACACACAAGATAATCTTGACTTCAACATGATCAGTAAAATTCAAAATCTAGACGGGTGTTTTGTAATTCACAAAGGTAAAATGGTTTACATGAGGGACCAAATTATTCATACACCAACTACGGTTGGTGCTACCTCCATATCTAGTACTAGCGTGAGCGAGCCCGTTACGCTGAGAGGCTAAACTAGAGTTATGGGTGAACGACAAAACGCGACAAAACTGCCCGTTTTGAAATTAAAAATGTTGTCGACCACAACGATGTGGTAAGACATGTTTTGTTTTGAAATGTTATGTTTTTTATTTGTTTTTATTTTATTGTATGCATGAACATGTAAAATGCAACAAAAAGTGGTTGTAATCATCGTGGGTGGTATAAGCCCACTCATAAAACCAATTATATACCAAGGGGTTTTAGTCTTTGCTAACGTCAATGTTCTTTCACATGGTCAGGTAATAGTTCTCAAATCGGAAGAAAGTCGACACTTGACTACTAAAAACGGATAAAATCTGAAAAGCTAATAGTCAGGGAATTTCGCCAACTAAAAGGTAATCAGATAACGAAAACTACGATGGTTACCAAACCATCTATATATAGGCCGTTAGGCCGGGCATTTTTGCCCTTCCATAAAACACAGCTTGCGCTGTG